TGATGATTGATTGAGGTAGTTGTATAAATACATTTACACTGGTACTTTTGCCAGGTCTTACTCCAACATAAGAGGGAAAATAATGTCTGAAACAGAAACAGAAAATTTGGATAACGAAGTTACTGATACTTCAACAACTAATCAGGAAGCAAAGTTCACACAAGAAGATGTGAATAAACTCATAGCACAGCGAGTTGACCGTGAAAAGTCTAAGTTCAACAAGAAGTACGATGGTATTGATGTTGACCGATATAACAACTTAGTTAATGCAGAAGAGGAGCGTGATATTGATGCCAAGAAAGCAAGGGGCGAGTTTGATGAAATACTCAAACAAACTGTTGCCAAGAAAGACGGTGTTATTGATTCGCTAACAACAGAGTTACGCGATATTAAGGTTAATGGTAATTTGCTAAGTGAAGCATCAGCAAAACATGCAATTAATCCAAATCAAGTAGTTCAGTTGTTGCAAGGGCAAGTTAAATTGAATGATGGTAGTGTAGAAGTTTTAGATTCAAGCACACAGCAAGTACGGTACACCGAAAGTGGTGACCCAATGCAAGTTAGTGAGTTAGTTCAAGAGTTTCTACAAACAAACCCGCATTTCGTTCAAGCAGGTCCGAAAGGTAGTGGAACAGGTAATGTTACTGATACTGGTGGCAATACATTTGACCCTACCCAATTAGATATGACTAAGGCTTCCGATAGAGCCAAATTTAAAGAGCATCAGTCCAAACAGGGCATGATGTGACCATTATAATTTAAGGAGAAAGAAAAATGGCAAATACAATTACAGACCAAATGATTGGTACTTTAATTACAGCGGCACAGTTCGCTACATACGAAAATTCAATCGCACGAGTTGTAGGTACTACTTACAATGTTGCACCTGGAACAGGTAACTCAGTTCAAGTTCCAGTGTACGCATCAATGACAGCGGCAGGCAAGAACGGTAGTGATGAATTCGCTGATGCAAATACAGGCGCAACTTCAGCAACACTAACGATGACAGAGTTGGGTGTTTACAACCGTGTTAAAGACATGGACCAAGGTGGTTCTTCATCTAATGTAATGAACGACTTAGGTATGCAAGCAGGTATGGCAGTAGCAGAAGGCATCGACTTAGGTGCATTTGCTAACTTCAGTTCATTCACTGGTGGTACTATTGGTGCTACAACTGATGATTTGGATATTGCAGACATTATGCGTGCGGCATCTTTACTAAGAGCATCAGGACATGTTGGGCGTTACAGTTGTGTACTTAACCCATTAGCGGCATTACCTATTAAGATTGCATTAGCAGGTACTTTAGCAGGTGGTGAGCGTGTACTAGGTGCATTCTACTTAGGTACAATCGCAGGTGTTGACATCTACGAATCAAGCGCAGTAGTTGCGGCTGATGGTGCAGATGCAGGTACTGATAATGAATCTACAGGCGCAGTGTTTGTAAGTACAGCAATTGGTGTTGCTATGCGTGGTGGAATTGAAGTTGAACAAGAGCGTTCTGCTAAAGGTAAAGCAACTGATGTAGTTGTTAGTGCTGTAGTAGGAAGTGGCATTATTAATGCGGCAGGCGGTGTTCAGTTAATCGGTAAAGCGGCGTAAGGTTTAGATAGATGTCCTTCATAGTAGAAAACGGTTCTGTTGTTAGTTTTGCAGACTATCAAGATGTTATTAACATGGATGACCGTCTGTTTGCTATCAATGAGGGCATTACATCATTGGATGTTGAAAATACATTAATACGCAGTACTATTAGAATTCTGAATAAGTTGAAAGCCAGTGATTGGTGGAAAGCATATTCAGGTTCATCAATACCCGATGCATTAGATGTGTCAAGTATTGTGCGAACTGAAGATTTTACTGACCTATGCGTTTACTTCGCAATGTTTCAGTACATTCTTCCTAAGTTAGCGAACTTCGATGAAAGTAGTGCAGATTACAATAAGATTGAGTATTATAGAAGTAGATTTACGGAGTTGTTTGAAGAACTATTAGTTGATGGTGATTGGTACGATGCAGATGCATCAGGTACTGTTACTAGCACTGAAGTTCAACAATCAGCACCTAACCTACATTTACAGCGATGAAAACAGAGATAATACAGCATTTGCAAACCCAAGCATTAGGTGCATACAGTGTAAGCACTGACCTGCCATGGACTAGCAACGGCGAACCTCTTTACCAACTCAATCCAAAGGTAATCTATGTTGATGAACCTCAAACAGACCAAGAAGTTATTGTTCAGGTATTGAATGGCAGTGATGTCATGAAAACTACAACAACTATTGGTGTGTTTGTTGTCAATGATGCTAAGACTTTACCAACCGACTACGACACAGTTAAGACTGTGTTGCTTGGTACAAAAGACACCTCTTTGATAAGCAATGCTTATGACAGAGAATGTGATATTTCAACTTCGTACGACGACGATGTAATTATTACAAGTGTTTTGTATCGATTTACCACCATTACATAGGAGAATTTATAATGGCAAATATTAATGTAGCAGGAACTGGCAACTTCGCAACTATTAAGATAGCGCATGTAGGTGATTTAACCACCGATGCGATTACCTTACCTGGTTTGCAAGATGTAACAGTTAACAATAGTAACGGACAATTCCGTTGGAAACAACTTGATACGACTTCAGAGTTCGTTGTATCAACTACAGCAACCAACCAAGTAACATTTAACATGGTACTTGACCCCGATACCTTTTACGGTACAGGTGTAGGTACAGGTGCGGATGCTGATGGTGTGTTCAACTTATCCAATAACAAAACACAAGTTGACATTCGTGTTTATTGGGCAGGTACATCAACGGGTGACAAATATGTTGAAGCAACAGGTTATATCACGGGCATGTCGCCTACGGTAAACCCTGATGCTCCAGTTTGGGTGTCACCGATTACTATTGATGTTAGTGGTTCGTTTACGCAAGGTACAGTAGCGTAACTTAACACTTAATTAATCAACACGAAGGGGTCTATATGACCCCTTTTTGGGTGATGAGATTTGAAGAATTAACAGATAAAGAATTGCTTGCAACACTAGAAGCAGAAGTAGCAAAAACTAAAAACGAACTTGATTCAATTGAAAGTACTATTACTAAGATTAAGTCTAGGGTTGGATTTAGTATTGCATTAATACACTATTTAAAACAGGATTAAAAGATGAAATTAGCAGAATTAGCAAGTAAACCCAAACTAATAAAAGTTGAATTAACCTCAAAGGAAATCGTCAAAGAGTACGGCGAAGCACTTGAGTTTTGGACTTGGGATAGACAACCAATGAAACAGTTCGTTAAGTTAGCAAACATTGAAGGTAGTAACTTCGATACAATCATGGATTCAGTTCGTGATTTAGTGCTTGATGAAGACGGCAATCAAATCATTACAGAAGAAGTTACATTACCTACTACCGTGTTAATGCAAGTAATCGGTAAGGTTGTTGAAACACTGGGAAAGTAGTTAGGTCGGAAATATCACCCGACGACCCTGAACTTTCACAAGTTATCATGATTGATATGATGGCATCACGCTATCATATGTTACCTAGTCGCATATTAGACGATGCTAATACTATTGATTTGTATGTTATGGACATGGCATTGTCCTTTGAGAAATACCACAACAGCAGTGCTAAGCCTACCAATGAATTAGATATAAATACACTAGAAGAAGCGGTTAAAAAGGTTAAGTAATGAGTAAATCAATTAAAGATAAAGTAACACCATCACTAGCAAGAATTGAAAAAGAACTGAAGCAGTTGTCTAAGAAGGCAACCAAGTTCTTTGTCAACAAAACACCTATCGATACAGGTCATGCTAAACGAAGTACTAAACTCAGTGGTGGCAAAATCAAAGCGAAGTACAAGTACGCAACTTACCTTGATGCAGGATGGTCAAAGCAAGCAAAGCGTGGTATGTCTAAACCTACTACCGAGTACATTACTAAGTTAATCAAGAAACTAATGAGGAAGTAGCATGGCAGAACTAGTCTATGACATCGATTTAAATGTAAGACAAGCACTAAAAGGTCTTACTGATTTAAAGAAAAAAGTCGATAAAACTAACAAGGCTGTTAAGCAGTCTAATAAAGTATTCAGTAAGTTCAAGGGTATTTTAACAACTACAGCATTAGTTGGCTTTGGTATGTTTATTAAGAAGTCGTTGGATGCCTCTGATGCATTAGGCAAAGTAGCAAACAAAACAGGCTTTTCTATTGATGCACTACAAGAACTTAGACACGCCGCTGAATTAGCAGGTATGTCAACACTACAACTTGATACATCGCTACAGCGATTTAGTAGACGAGTTGGTGAAGCAGGCAATGGTACTGGTGTACTAGCAAAAGACTTAGAAGCACTTGGTATTAAGTTCAAGAACCAAGATGGTAGTATGCGTAACATTAACGCTGTGTTCATGGATTACATGGGTGCAATTAGTGGTAGTGCCAACGAACAAGAAAAACTAAGACTAGCAGTTGCCGCGTTCGACATGGAAGGCGCACAGATGGTGAACATGCTCCAAGATGGAGTTAGTGGTTTAAGCGCAATGCGTGCCGAAGCAGAAGACCTGGGTATAGTACTTGACAAAAATACAGTTGAATCAGCAACAAGAGCAAAAGATGCATGGACTAAAGTAAGTAGTCAATTCAGTGCAATTGGACAAATACTTGCCGCTGAGTTAGCACCAGTAATCAAAAGCATTTCGGACGACTTATCCACTATGCTCAAAAACAAAGAAGCAATTTTAGCAATGCGAGATGCATTTAAATCATTGGGCGACGCAGTTCGTTTTGTTTGGGAGAACATGAGTGCACTAGCAACAACATTTAAAACCTTTGTAGTTGCTTGGGCTGCCCTTGGTATAATGAAGAAAACCGCACAGTTTACCGTTTTAATAAAAGCATTTGGTGAATTCACTGGTGCTATTGCAGGTGCAAAGTTGATGCTTAGTAGTTTTGGAAAGATAGTTATTCGTTTCGTAGGTGCGTGGGGATTAGTTGCCGCCGCTATATGGGGCGCATATGAAGTACTTAAAATGTTTATTGGTGCTAGCGACGAACTAGACGAGAAGCAAAGCGGATTGGATGCAGTTACTAGAAAAGCCACCAATACTGTTAAAGACCGTCTTCTGTCTGTTATGACAGAAGCAGAAGTACTCGAAAAGATAAACAAGTTAGTTGAATTCCGTAAAACATTAGAAGGCGACTTAACACTTAATGCAGGAGCCAGTCAGAAAGAAGCCACATTAAAGCAAATAGCCAATATTGATAAGCAAATATCAATATTACGCAATCGAGATACAACACTCAATGTTGGAACAGGTAATGTTTCAGGTCTTATTGAACTCAAGAAAGCAATTGAAGGTATTGAAGAAACAATGGACCCTTCAGTTGCATTGTGGAGAGAATACAACAAACAAGTTGCTATTGTTGTTAAAGCACTAGACAAAGGTGTTATTAACAAAGCAAAAGCAACTGAGTTCGTTCAGTACTTACAAGAAGAATTTGAAGCAAGTCTTAATGCACTTGAAGGCTTTGGCGATGAAGTTGAAGAACAAGTTGAACAATCAAAGACTTGGGCAGAATCATGGAAAGATGCATTTAAAGAATATCAAGAAGCCGCATTTGATGCCGCTAACAACGCTAAGACTATATTCAATTCAGTAACACAGAACATGGAAGATGCAATTTTCAACTTCGCTAAAACAGGCAAGATGAACTTTAAGTCTTTTGCACAGTCAGTAATTGACGATATGCTTAGAATACAAAGCAAGAAGTTAGCCGCAAACATTATGGGTGGTGCTAGTAGTGCAGGTAGTAGTTTAGGCAACTTGTTTGCTGGTTACTTTGCAGGTGGTGGTGTAATACCGAACGGCAGGTACGGTGTTGTTGGTGAAGCAGGTCCTGAATTAGTAGAAGGTCCTGCTAATGTTAGTAAAGGTTCAGCATCTAATGTTACATACAACATCAATGCAGTTGATGCACCTAGTTTCCAAGCACTACTAGCAAGCGACCCTGAGTTTTTATTTGCATTAACTGAACAAGGTAGAGAAACACTACCATCATTTGCATAGGAGCAAGATATGAGTTTTCAATGGATTATAGACCACGCAGAAACAATTGCTATCGATAGCAAAGCAATGGTAGGGCAAACAATAGCACGAGATGGTACTGTGCGTGCTACTAGCAGAGGTACTACAGGCAAAACATTCACAGTTAAGTTACCGAACGGCATGCCGTGGAATGAAGTAGCAACACAAATTCAATCAATCGAAAGTGCTAATAGATTCTCAGTTGAAACAATTGCGTTCACTAACGCAGGTTACACTAATTGGCTACACAACGGTATGTTGAGTTCAGGACAAACATGGAATGTTATCTGTGTAACTATGCCTACTTGGACTATATTTCAACGCAATCAAGTTAGTTGGTCAGGCGCATTTGTATTTCATGAGAATTTAGTATGATTGATTTAAGCAATTATAGTGGACTTGAAAGTGCAATGTTTATTAAGTGGGTAATACCCGACTTAGGAACTGAGTTACTAAGTGATTACAATACTGCAGTAACTTTTGGTGGTGATACATATACTAGCATTGGTAACTTATTAAGCATAGGTGGAACAACTTCAGAGTTGAAAGCAAGTGCATCAAAACTTAGTATTACTATTAGTGGCATACCATCAACAGAGGTTAGTGATATATTAACTCACGACATTAAAGGTTCATCAATTGAAATCTACAGAGGTTTATTCAATACTAATGGTACTTTATTATCGATACCAAACAACCCATCAATGAAGTTCAAAGGTATTGTTAGCAATTACAGCATCACTGATAAGGTTAATCATTCAACGAATGTAGCAGTTACTACAATAGCATTGGCTTGTAATAGTATTGTTGAAGTATTAAACAAGAAGGTAAGTGGGCGCAGAACTAACCCTGTTGATTTTAGTGGTGAAAGTAGCATGGGTCGAGTTCATGCATTAGCAAGTTCAAATTATAACTTTGGAGCACCGAAATGAGTTTCTTTGGAGATGCGTTTAAATGGTTAGGTGGTAATAGTTTAGGGTCTAACTTAGCAAAGACTGCTATATTAGGTTACGCATCGCGCTTATTAACAGACAATGTTTCAGATACCACATCAACAGAAACAATTGATGAAGGTGCTAGATTACAACTTAACCCAAGTACT